TCATCGCGTTCAACGCCGCCTTCAAGGCCGGCCTGGGCCAGGCCGCCAGCCAGTACGGCCAGATCGCCACCACCGTGCCCAGCACCACCGGCGCCGAGGAATACGGCTGGCTCGGCCAGCTGCCCGGCCTGCGCGAATGGCTGGGCGACCGCGTGGTGCACGCCATCGGCAACCACGGCTACACCATCAAGAACCGGCCCTTCGAGCTGACCGTGGGCGTGCCGCGCACCGCCATCGAGGACGACACCTACGGCGTCTACACCCCGCTCATGACCGAGATGGGCCGCGCGGTGGAGGCGCACCCCGACCAACTGGTGTTCGGCATGCTCAAGAGCGGCCACAGCGGGCTGTGCTACGACGGCCAGCCCTTCTTCAGCGCCACGCACCCGGTGCTGAACGACAAGGGCAAGCCCGTCGCCCAGAGCAACGCCACCGGCAACGGCACGGGCGACGTGTGGTACCTGCTGGACACGCGCCGCGCCCTCAAGCCGCTGATCTACCAGACCCGCAAGGCGCCGAACTTCGTGGCGCTGACGGCCGAGACCGACGACAACGTGTTCCACCAGGCCAAGTACATCTACGGCGTGGACGCGCGGCGCAACGCCGGCTACGGCTTCTGGCAGCTGGCGCATGCCAGCAACGCCACGCTGAACGCCGAGAACCTGACCGCCGCCATCACCGCCATGGAGTCGCGCACCGGCGACCACGGCCGCCCGCTGGGCATCAGCCCCAACCTGCTGGTGGTGCCCAAGAAGCTGCGCTTCGACGCCAAGAAGCTGCTCGAGGCCGACCTGGTGCCCAACGCTGCCGGCACCGCGACCGAGTCCAACCCCGTGAAAAACGTGGTGGACCTGCTGGTCGCCGACTGGCTGTAACCGACACCTCCAGAGCCGTGCGGCGACTGCGCCGCGTCTGCGGCCGGGGGCGGATAGGCCGACCCAAGCGAACGCCCCGGCAACCCAATTTTTTGCAAAGGCCATGCCCTACATCACTCATGCCGAACTCGCTGAAAACCCCGGAGCGCTGGAGCTCTCCGAGGTGGCCAGCGACGAGCACGCGCAGCCGGTGCCGGCGCCGCTGCTCGACGCGCTGCTGCGCGGGCAGGACGTGGGCGCCTGGCCGGCCGACGACGTGGCCGCCGCGCAGCGCGCCGTGGCCCGCATCGACGCCGCCGTGGCCGACGCCGACGCCGTGATCGACGGCTACCTGGCCAAGCGCGGCTACGCGCTGCCGCTGCAGCCCGTGCACCGCCTGGTCACCGCCTGGTGCCGCGCCATCGCGCGCTACCACCTGCACAAGAACCGCCTCGCGCCCGACGGCAAGGACCCCATCGAGCGCGCCTGGCGCGATGCGCTGCGCCTGCTGCAGCAAGTGGCCGACGGCAAGTTCGCGCTGGGCGCCGGCGACCCGGTGGCCGTGCACAAGCTCGACGCGCGCTTCGACAGCGCGCCGCTGGTCTTCGGCCGCAAGCAGCTGCGCGCCTGGAGGTAGCGGGCATGAGCTTTGCGCCCTTCGACACCTCGCTCATCGTTGAGCGCCTGGTCACTCAGCTGCCCGCGCTGCACTTCGTTGGCGGCGCGGCCGACTACGCCGCGGTGAAAGAGCTGCGCGGCTTTCGCACGCCCAGCGCCTATGTGATCTTTGCCGAGGAGAACAACACCGGCAAGGTGCCCACCAGCATCGGCGTGTGCGCGCAGGAATCGCTGGTCGAGTTCGGCGTGGTGTTGGCCCTGCGCAACTGGCGCGAGGCGCGTGGCGAGCAGATGCAGGCCGACATGCGCCAGCTCATCGGCCAGGTGCGCGCCGTGCTCATCGGCCACAAGCCCGCCGTCGCCGGCGCCCGCGTCATCGGCTGGCAATCCGGCAAGGTGCTCGACTACGACGCCAGCGTGCTGCTGTTTGCCGACGTGTACCAGATGCACCATGTGATGCACCGCGACGAGGTGGCCCCATGCCCGCCGCGAGCCTGACGCGCCATGAGCAGCAAGCCGGCCCTCACCCTCAAGCGCGGCGGCACGTTGCGCCTGCACTGCCAGCTGCAAAGCGGCGGCGCCGGCGTGCCGGTGGCCGGCTGGCAGATCGACTGCTGGTTGCGCGATGCCGCTGGGCGCCGCGTGGCGGCACTGGCCGTCACGCCGACCGACGTGGCGAGCGGCCGCTACGAGCTGGGGGCCGAGCCGGCGGACACCGCCGGCTGGCCCGCCGGCCTGCTGTCGGGCGACATCCGCTACCAGGACAGCAGCGGCCGCGTCATGCACACCTGCACCTTCACGCTGGCACTGCTCGACGCGGTGACCACCCCCTGAGAGTCCGCCCATGAGCACCACCGTCATCGAGCCCGCCTGCCAGCTAGTGACCACCGTCACCCACCAGGGCCACAGCGTCGGCATCACCGTCGTCGGCGTGCCCGGCCCGGCCGTGCCTGGCACGGGCGGCGGTGCCGGCATCAGTGCCGACCCCGGCAACCGCGCCATCGCCGGCACCGACGGCGGCGTGTACGTGCGCGACGACCTGGTGCCCGATCCCCTTGCTTACTACATCCTGGCCAAGGCCTGAAAGGAACCACCATGACTCTTGAACAACGCCTCATCGCCCTGGCCCAGGTCATCGGCGCCGACATCAAGGCGCTCAACCTGGCGCAGGGCTCGCTCAGCACGCTCGCCACCACGGCCAAGGCCAGCCTGGTCGCCGCCATCAACGAGCTGAAGACCGCCCTGGACAACGCTGGCACCGGCGGCGTGGCCATTGACGACGCCGCTGGCGACGGCGCCACCGGCGTCACCTGGTCGGCCGACAAGATCCACGACACCATCGAGGCGGCCAAGCTGGCCGTGAAGAACGAGCTGACCGACGGTGCCGGCGCCGCGCTGGACACGCTGGCCGAGCTGGCCGCCGCCCTGGGCAACGACCCGAACTTCGCCGCCACCATCGCCGCCGAAATCGCCAACCGCGTGCGCTACGACGCGGCGCAGACCCTCACCGCCCCCCAGCAAGCCCAGGCCCGCGCCAACATCGGCGCGCTGGGCGCGGTCGAGATCGGCAACCCCGACCACGACTTCGTGGCCGACTACACCGCCGCCAAGGCCTGACCGCGCCATGACGCTGGAGCAACGCATCACGGCGCTGGCGCAGGCCACGGGCGCCGACATCAAGTCGCTGCTTGCCGCCCAGGGTTCGCTGCAGGCGTTGACCACCTCGGCCAAGAGCAACTTGGTGGCGGCGGTCAACGAACTCAAAAGCGCGGTCGATGCGGCCGGTGGCGGCGCGTCAGACGAGCTGCTGCACGGCCCCGCCATCGTGTCGCAAAAGCTGCTGGAAGGCCCAGTCGCATTTAACAACTGGATCGCGGTGTCGGGCAACCTGGTCATCTTTCGGCAACTGCTTGACTCGCTCGCCGGGCTGACCTATCTGGTCAACAACAGCGTTGCCATGCAGTCGCTGGCCGGCAACGCAACGGCCATGGGCGAGGTGGCTGCCAGCGCGTCGGCTATGGGCGCGATGGCCGCGAGCCAGACCTCCATGAATGCACTTGTGGCCTATGCGACCGCGCGCACTGCCGTGGCCAGCAGCGCGGTCGCCGTGGCGGCATTGGCTGCCAGCCCGGTCGCCATGCACACGTTGGTCAACAACCAACCGATGCTCAGCGCATTGGTCTCGAGCGCGCATTGGGGCTTGTTCAAGGCCAGCACGGTGCTCCCTGTGTTTGGGGGCTCGCTCGCCATGGTGGCCAACGCGGCGCCTGGCTTCGCCACGACCTCGGCATCGGGCGTCTATTCGGCCGGCTCTGAGGCCTTTCGCGCGTTTGACGGCGTCGGCGGATCCCGCTGGGCCGCGGCCTCTGCAGCGGCCTCTGGATCTTGGCTGCGGGTGTCGTTCGCGCAGCCTCGGTTTGTGCACACGCTGCGCGTGGTGCCCAATGCCAATGGTGTGTACACCGCATGGCGGCTGGACTACAGCGACGACGCGGACAACTGGTCGCCGGCTTACAGCGCAGCGTCCTACACCGCGCAGGCGGGTGTTGCCACAACCCATCCGGTGGCGGTGGCCGGGCGCCACCGGCATTGGCGCTTCTTCGTTGTCACCAGCTCGACCGGTTATGCCGCGACGAGCGAGCTGGAACTCGACGGCTGGCTCTGAGCCCACAACCACCTTTCAAACCGTACAGGAGGTCTCCATGGAAAAAACCAAGCACATCGAACTCATCAAGCCGCATCGGCACGCCGGCCGCGACTACAAGCCGGGCGCGCAGCTCACGCTGCCGGCGCACAAGGCCGACTGGCTGATCGGCATCGGCACGGCCAAGGCCGCCGCGCCGGCCGCCGCGCCCAAGCCGGCGGCCACCCATGACAAATGACCTCGGCTTCGCCTTCGATGACGCGGCCCGCGGGCGCATGACGGAAGTCATGGCGCCATCGGCGCCGTCATCGCAGGCCGCAGGCCGCGGTCGTTGAGCACAGCGAAGTCATTCGTCATTCGCCACCCACCCACCACAGGAGCACACCCACATGCCAGCCAACGTTTCCACCCCGATCATCTGGAACGGCCAG